GGGTTTGTTGATAAATTCCAAAATGAAATTGCGTCAACATTTAACGCTGCAAGCTCCACTACTATAAACGGTAACGTGCCTTTGTTAGATTCTTCTTTAGGGAGGCATGAAGTTAGGGTCCAAAATGAACTAGGTTATACCAAGCTTTATTTTGATCCGACAGTACCAGCGCAATCAGCAGAGCCGAGAAGGCTTATTGGGCACACAGTCACAGCCATTACTGATCATTTAGGCATAAACTCTGCTATACCCACAACATCACCAAACAATACTCATGGGTATGAAATTGCCACAACAGATGTATCTGCTATTCACGCTTCTAGCGCACTAATAATTTCTTGTGAGTTATCTTTAGAAAATGATTTTTGGGGCGCTGCTGTAGTTGGTTTGTTTAAAAATAATGAAACCACTCCGACAAAAGTTTGGAACTACGGCCTCATAGGCCCACAGATGGGGCAAATGGCTGTTCTGAGTCACGTAGCTACCGCTGGTACTACAAGCGCTCAAACTTGGCGTATAAGGCTAGGTAGGTCTGATAGCTCATTTTCTACCGTATATCTCAATAGAAATTCTACTCAAACAAACCCTTACGGATTAGACATAGCTACGTCATACATGACTATAACAGAAATAGAAGCGCAAGGAGCAAATTACTAATGGACATACTAAAAGTATTATCTACGTTTTACCCAGAGCACGAATGGGTGGTCAAAAACAACGATTATAATGATTTGTTTTGGAATGACACTAACTCACTCCCAAAACCCTCGCTAGAAGAACTGCAAGAACACTGGGACAATCAAGGCTCCGAAATTAGTAATAAGGATGTTCAAGCACAGCGCCAAAGAGCAATACTCTCTCAATGGCCAATGGAAAAACAGTTTGAGGCTATCACTGAACATCACATGGGTAGGCCAGATAAGCTTAATGACTTAATAGTTTTTATTGAGCAGATTAAATCTGATTACCCTAAATCTTAACTTTTTTTAGCCTTTCGATAAGTTCGAAAGCTTTAATCTTTGGGATTTGATTTATGGACTGCATTTTTTCAACGCCTTCGTAACCTTCTTCTACTAACTTTTTCTTTACAGAAGCAAATGTAACCCCCTTGTCTGACATCAAAGACGTAAGCATTGCAATTGGGTCAGCGCTAGCACCTTTATCTTCTGCGCTTGTGGCGACTTGATTAGTAACAGGTCTAGAGGCAGCAGCGTTTGCAGCAAGCTCGTCGCGGCCAACAATGCCAATCTTAAGAAAGTTTCTTACGCAGCGAACAAAAGCTCTATTTTCTGCCATAGGCCCAAGATAAAGAGCCCCAAAACCGTTTGTGTTAGCTGGTGATGCGTCACCAATTGCTGAGAATACAACTGATTCGTTTTCTGTTTCGTAATTAGGCTTCCAGCTTATTGTACACGTTGCTACCACGTAATCTGGGCTTGGCGTGGAAACATCATATGTAACATCAGTATAGCCGCGAATTTGAGCGAGCTCTTTGTACCCCTGTAAGAGAACACAGAGATCGTTATCGTCTAATTTAGAAACATCAGTTGTCCGTAGATTTTTAGTAGGGTTTGGATAAAGCCATTTGTCATTAAGCATTTTTCTCCAGTCGATAAACCCGTTTTCATCAAACTCATAGCTCACGTCAGACTCAGTAATAAGCCCATCCTTATCTCTTTTAATGCGAACTAGTCCTTGAGAGTTAGCTTTCTTAGTCATAAATACAAGATTAGACGATTCTTGATTTTCAGTCAAGCTTTTTGACTACATAAGTTTCGTCCAAAAAGTCCCAGAATTCTGGGTTTTCTGTTATTTGAGTAAAAGAAAAATCATTTACAGACTGCATTGATACCCCTGCCTTCATATTTGAGATGCTGTTATAGCATTTTCCGTCTTTTAATATTTTCTTTCTCGTCTTAAACATGTATTTAGATAAATCTTTACCTTTAAGTTTTTCTAAGCCTTCTTCATCAACGTATTTTTGAAAAATAAATCCGTAGTCTAGATATTCCAGTTTTAATCTTTCAAGCTTTTCGTCTCCCTGCCTAGTCAAAAGGCTGTGTGAAACAGCATTACTCCTAAGAAATTCTACAAAATCTTTATCATGATCGTCGTCTAGATAGTAAACAAAGTTTTGAATTCTTTGTTTATAATTCATAATTATGGTTCTATCAATTGGTTTTGTAGAACAAATAACACAAGCACTATGCTTTAGTTGCTCGCTTAAAATCTCTTCATTATGCTCGACATCCATTCTAACAATCAGGGGGTGTTCGTTAAAATGTGTGTGAGTAATTCTGGCTACGGAAGACGGTATGTTTTGAATGTTAATGTCGTTATAGTTCTTGCCAATATGAACCCGCTCGTAGGGAATTTTAACAGCGATACCTAACAAGTCAAAAATTGACTGCGCTACTTTTTCGGCAGAGATTTGATTGATGGTTTTAGGTTCTTCTTGCAGTGAAAAACTAGGCTTAACGCCGTTTCTGTTGGGCTCATGTAAAATTACATCTTTTGGGTTAGACCAATAAGGGCCGCTTGATCTAGTCCACTGATTACAATACAGTCCGACTATTTTCTTGTTGTATGCAGAAGCCATGTGGATGCCAATGCTATCAACACCTACATGAAGCATTGAGCCATTAATTAAATAAGCTACCTGAGAAAGCTCTGTTGAGCCTTGCGTGTGGACGCAGTTTGGTATAGCACGATCTTTTTCTGTTCCAATTTGCAGGATTTTGATTCCTCGCTTTTCTAATTCGGGCTGAATATATTGTATCACTTCATCCCAATAGGCGTAATCACGAACGTCTGCGCCACCCGCTGGCTGCAAGGTGATGTAGTGCTTGTAGCTCATGGGATAGTAGCTTTGGTAAATCCAAGGCTTATCAATCCTCAAACCGCAATGCGTTGCGTATGACTCAATGATGTGCATATGTTAAATCTTTGTAATTAATAATGTCTTTTCCATTGTGCTGATAAGACTGAAACTTTTGAGTTGTGATATGTGGTATAAATGAAATTTCAAAAAACCCTTCATTTTCTCCAGAACCCTCCGTAAAGTAGTGGCTTTCAAATTGCTCATTAAATGGAATAACCCTGTGTATGTGTTCGTTGCCTTTTAATAAATCTGCGAACTGAGGCTCAGTAGCTACGTACAAATTATGGTCTGGGTAAGTCTCTTTAATAGACTTAAACAAACTTGTTGACAAGAAAATGTCACCTGCACTTTTAGGCATACAGTACAAAATTCTACGTCCTTTATCATTTGGGTCTAACGTGTCTTCAAACTTAATAGTTTTATTTTCTTCTTGCTTGGCGACCTGCCTAAAGTAAGCTTCAATTTTTTCTCTTGGAGCGCCTTTACCGATTTCCTTCATCCAATGTTTGTAGCCGTCGTCATTTTCATCGATGTTTTCATAATTAAGGATATTTGCGTACATATGCAAAACCCATTCGCTATCATCTTCAATCTTAGGCATTACGTAATCGGAATTACCTTTGCGCTGCTCAAAATTAAAATCATAATCTACTGGTTTTGAGTTATCGATAAAATCTTCTAGCTTGGCGCAAACGGCTTCGGTGGAAAAATAGTCTAAAACCCATTGTCTGGCCTGTTTACCCATAGACCCTTTTTGCTTGGGCTTCATCTTAAAGACTTTTGTGAGTTGATTACAAATTGAAGTGGGCTTAGTAGACGCTTTGATAAACTCTGTACCATGCTCTCGATACTCGCTCCACCCCAAAGGCAGAGAAGCCGCTGCTGGTTCACACATCTCTTCACCGCAGCTATAATTAGTAACTAAGGTAATTAGCTCCGTGAGTTTAGCTTCTTGAATCGGTATTTCTTGCCCCCCAGAGGTAAATGGGTGACAGTAAACGTCCATTAGGTTGTAAATTTCATTTAACTGTTCTTCTGTTACGCCGTGGCCTACGTTTGTGGTTGTGCAGGACTTTTCTGCCTTACAATAGTTGCATTGTATGTCTTGCCCCCTATAAGACTGAACGGTGTATTTATTGCATACTTTACAGATATAAGTCGTTAGAATCTCTTCGTCTGAAATATTATATTCTCTAGCTAGTTTGGGTATATCCCAGCCCTCCCCATAATGGGTATGAAGCAATAGTTTGGTTTTTACTCCGCGATTTTTTTCTTTAAACAGCTTAAAACCTTCTAGTAAATTTGGCACGCTTTTTCTAAGTTGGTTTCTAAAAACAAAGCCAATAATAAAATCGTCCGTAGGAATACCCTGCACAGCCCTTAAGTTAAATCTTTTGCTGTCATGTAATTTTTTGAACGTGCTCGCTTCCACAGCCCCGTGCATTGTTTTTACATGGTCGTGACCCAGCTTTTTCATTTCTTTTTCCGCGAAGTTACTCCATACCCAGAAGTTCTGAGTTTTTTCTGCCGCCCCAAGCGCAGAAGGCAAAATGGGCAAAGAGTCTAACGTTGTCCAAAGTACAGAATTAATTTTATTGAACCAAGGCTTATCAACGGCAAAGTCAATCCCCCAAATGTCTTGGATTGCAATATAAACGTCAGGTTTGTTTTCTTTAATTACTCTATCTAAGTAATACTCTCCATAAGATGCTCGTTTTGCTAGGTTTGGGTCTTGATTGATTCTTGCTAGTTCCCCTTGATCATCAGGCAAAGAGCCTACAGATTTCCAAGGTAACTTCTTATGCTGCATTGCAGACCAAGGAGTGCCGCAGCAATAATGCACTAATTCATATTTACCAGTGTTGTATAAATAAGACAGAATGGCTTTAGCATTTCTACCGAAGCCAGTTTTTCCCAAAGCAAAATCTGTTTGTATAAGAATTTTTTTCTTCATTACCACTCCATGTCGTCATCTTCTTGCGGCGTATCAGCTTGCTGTCTGGTCGCTTCTTCTTTTGCGAAGTTTTTGTTAGCGTATTTTTTATCGGTGATCGACCAATGTTTTTGTAATAGATATCTGAAATGCTCAAGAAGTAGCATTGCCTCGCTAGCTTCTAATGTTACAAAAAAAGAGTTTTTATTTGTCGAGTCCTCTCTTGCTGTAAAGGTCGCTTGCCAAGTAAACTTACCAGCATACTCTCCTGTTGAAGCTGACATAGAAAACGTGACCACCTGTTTCGAGCTTTGGTGGTAGCCCTTGGCTTCTGTTTTTCTGAGGATTGCGTTAATAAAGCTGGCTATTTCTGTAGCGCTTAACTTCATTATGGCTTTTTTGTTTTGGTCAAAAGATGCTGCCTTACCATTTGACGGGGCGGTTTTTTGTTTAATAAATGTCGCAAAAAATTCGCCTTGATCGTTTACATAAAACGAACATCCCGCCCCCGTTACCTTGGAGTTTGGTTTGTAAAATGTAATCATCTAACTATATTAATCCTTTGGGTCGGCTTTGTCAACTTTTAAGCTCAGAAAGTTTGGTATAAACCTTATTATCTTGCACGCTAATTAAATCAGCAAATACCACGCCGTCTGCTGTTGAACCTTTGACTATTACGATCTGTTTCTTCTGTGGAAGCCCGTTATTAAGAGACTGACAGTCATCCATCTTGTCATTAAAGATCATAACTTTGGTGCTGGCTGTTTCGTCAGAGATTTCAAGCTTAAAATACTTGTTTCCGTTCCTAGACTTACCTTTCCAGCAGTCATCCACCTGACCAATAAAAACGACTCTAGAGCGCTCTGAGAGCTCATTAACGGTACGTACAGAAAGTAACCCTTCTCGCTTGCTTGAGAAGATGTCTTTTAGGGTTTTGTTGTAAGTGTATCCCAATAGCATCTTTTCGTAGTACCAATTAGCGAAGGATTCAGATTTACTATTCTTGGTATAAATTTCTAAGTACGGAAGATACTTTTTCTTTATGGTCTCATACCTAGACTCAGTTATAACAATTTTCCCTTTATCATCTTGAAAAGTTTTGAGATGCTTTAAAATTTCCACTAAGTCGTGGTTAAACCTCTCCGCGAACTGCATTGCATACTTTTTTTCTTTTACAAGCAAAATATTCCAAAGCTGTGCTTCAAGGACAACCTTGCTTCTTGACTGTTTAAAACCTTCTAAAGCTCCAGCTTGAATCAAGGCTGACAGTACGCCAACGTTTAATTTTGACTGCTTGGCTGCGTTAAATACTTCGAATTTAGAGGAATACTCATTTTTAAAGTCGTTGATTTTTTCAACAGCTTTATCCGATATACCTTTAATTGATAGCAGGCCAAAACGGATGTCGTTACCTTCAATAGAAAAGTCCATGTTAGACTTGGTTAAATGAGGCGGCAACAGCTTGATATCAAATAAGTCCATTTCTTTATGGATTTTTGAAATTTCACTAATTGGGTCAGGTTCATGACGGCTCATTTTCAGCAAGCTTAAGAAAAACTCTTTCGGGTGTTTGAACTTCAAATAAACTGTCGAAGCCGCTAATGCCGCGTAGCTTACGCTGTGACTCTTGTTGAAAGAGTAGTTTGCTGAGTCCTCAAGGATTTGCCATAGGATATCAGAAACCTCTAAAGGTATGCTGTTTTCCTTAACTTTGTCTTTAATTTTTTTCTTCCACTTACGAACTTCAGACCTCTTTTTCTTACCGACAATACGCCTCAAAATTTCAGCTTCATCAAGCGTAAACCCAATCTTATGAGCCATCTTCATTAACTGCTCTTGATATAGAGCCACGCCTCCTGTTTCTTTCAGGATGTCGTCAAAGAAAGGGTGAATCGGCTCGTATACATCGTTGTTTGTATAGTTAGCGTACTGATCTGTAAACTGCATAGCGCCTGGACGGGCTAACGCTAACACAGCACTAAGCTCCTCTAAGTTTTTTGGTTTTACTTTCTGACATACCTTGAAGTTCGTGTCGGCCTCAATCTGAAACGCGCCGTGCGGAGAGCGGAAATCTTGAAGCTGTTGGTAAATAACGGGGTCATTCTC